AACTCTTTTTGTAATTTCTGTTTGATTATGTGTTAATTTTATTATAAAACGCTGCATGTCCTTCATCTGTTCATGTAATATAGACATATTTTCATTTAATATAGCCATATCATGCTCTAATTGCTTTATTTTATTAAGATTGATATCCAGTTTTTCTTCTAAAAGATCCATGAACTTTTTCTTTATTATATGATAAGAAGGGTGTATACTTTTTTACTATTCGTGACACATCTGGCCATATGAGATCATCCTTCAAACTGATATCCAAATCTTCAACAAATTTAGTTAAATTATTTAGGATTACTAATGTTTCTATAGAGATATCTTGTCGTAAATACATTTTTAAAATCAAAGGATGATGACCGGTTGATAAGCACTCTGCTATAGTCATTGTATGTTTTTCTGCAGTAAAAATCAACTTATCAAGTTCTTGTTCGAATGTATATGAGATAGATTCTAAACGTTTCTTCCATTGCGTATAACGTGACTTAGCTTCTACATCAAACACACCACCCCAACGATCCCCCGATACAAAGTTTGCTACTAAAAAATTAACTACTTCTTCATCGGAATAGGTTTCGGCTACCCGTCGAATAGCTAGCAAATCTTTACGTTTGAAAAAAGCTTGTTTACTTGCCTTTACACGACCTGATTGCTTCACTACATCATATTGATCGGTAGTAAAGTGAAGACGTAAAGCTAGATAATATCTATAAACTTCAAAAGGTTCCACATTCATACTGGTAAGTGACCACGGGGTTTCATTAAGAGTAGTTGTTCAGCTTCTAATTGTATTTTATCACGTAATTTTTTATTAATCAATGGCCCTATGCTTTCTACGTCAATATCTTTTTCATGACAGTATTTAATTACCGCATCCATATAACCTACGTTGAATTGCGTTACCAGTTCATCTATATATAACCCAAATTCATTTGGTGATCTAAATCGTTTAGTAATAACAAGAGAGTCGTTGAGAGTTTTTTGTTCGTTCATATAAAGAAAATAAATCCTAGAGAAATAGCTTGTAATGCAAATCCTATACCTAATGTTACAACAATTAACATGTCTTTAAGAATAACCGATCGTATAAAATAAAGTAGCAAACCGGTCCAAAGTATAATGACTAAATCTAAAGGAGGCATCTTATCAGCCAGTCCTGATTTTACAGCTAGGAAGCTTGGAATAGTAGCACAGTTAAGTACAATCATACTTAACCAGGCAAATGTGTCTGCAGTTGGTTTGTTTAAACTAAGAAAAAATTGAATAAATTTAATGCGAATAGTCTCATATAATAATTTAATATTAGGGTCGATACTCATACTCTTTCTCCGTAAAAGATATGTCGTCCTATTTTAGTGATACGCGGTAGCTTCCAGTTTGGGTTTACATAATCGGCATGATAGTACATGGCATGTGTTAGGGAAGGTAATCTAAAATTTTCAAGTAATACTTTTTTAGCTACCTCTAATGACTCGACATATTCAGAATCTTTATTAGGTATTTTAGGACCGCGCTCACAATACCAGGTAAATTGACATACAATACGATCAGCTACTTTAGTTTTCTGAAAAACTACATCGCAGATATCTTCTGGAAATTTGCCTGAGTTAGTTCTATTGATAGTCACCTGAGCAACCGCTACTTTACCTTCAAAAGGTTCGCGAGCAGCTTCAAAATAAATATTTTTAGCTAGACAGGTAAGTTGTTTTTCACGTTCAGCCATAGTAATATACTTGGCATTATATTCTTTAGTTTTCAAATATTCGTTCTTAGAATTTATAATGTACATTAACCCCTGTACTAACAAATAGATAGCTAATAAACGTACTATCCAATTTATAGCAGTGTTCATGTCTTCTCCTAATAGGGGGTAAACCCCCTATCTAGTTCTTACTTCTTGGAAGGCTTTTCTACAAATTGAGGAATTTGAGAAACAAAGCCGTTTAGAATTTGGGCTTTGCTTATAATCTCAGCTTCGGTCGGATATTGTGGAAATCCAGGATGATCTGGAGGTTGTGTTCCGGCGTGACGAGCGTTTTCTACTTTGGTGGTCCAGTCATTAGAAATAGATTCGCGTTTACCGTAGTAGTCTTGTTCAAGCATGGTCTGAGCCATTTTTAAAAGCTCCAACCTAATTTCAAAAGGTGACATATTACTCATTTTTACTTCTCCTTGTGATGTGTGTGAAGAATGGTGGTTTTAAAGGTTCCACCAAACCTTAAATTAGTAGGATACTCTTAACCCTACACCAACTGCTTTCTCTTCAATATCCTGAAGTGAACGACTCAGGCTAGCGCTTACGCTTACTGCCTTATTTAAAGGCATGCTAGCACCGATCCATGTTACTGTTTGCTTGGGGTTATCGTTGTCCCAATTAACTCGAGTTTTTACCCCTGCAAATGTAAAGAGAGGGCCTACCGGGGCTCCTGCTTTCAACCCTACCAACCCGTATGTAAAGTCACCATTAACTTTACCGTTAAACCCGTTATCATAACCTACACCACCAAAAGCATTCAGCCCTGCGATGTTTTTACCAGCAGTTACTTCAACGCTGTTTAACATTCCCCCTTTATCAAATACAGCTGTGCGTACTTGAATATCAACATTCATACCAGCCATGTCTTTCCCTGCACGAAAATACTGTGCGGTACTTTCAGCTTTGTTGCGTGTATCCTTTACTTGATCAACATCAAAACTTACATAATCAGCTGCATGAGATGTTACTGCTGAAGTTGCTAATGCTAGTGCTAATAAAGTCTTTTTCATTAAGTCTCCTTGTGTGTGAGGCAGTTCGTTGGGTAACAAGGTGAACTGCCAAAACCCCGTCAGGTTTAAGCGGCTAGCTTAAGGTCCTGATAGAAATAGTCGTCGTTTGCGTCTATTTGCTTTGCTTCTTCGGCCAGGTAGTCCTAACCCTACGACTTTAGCATTGCCGAGTTGTCCACTTACTTACTATTTGCCCCGTCGAAACCATGTCTGGCCCATCAGAAGTATACTGCACTAGCCAGTTGAATACAGCCGACCAGTCTTCCTTATCAGTGAAGTGCAATATACTTCTGGTGGACCAGGGGGCATCGAAGCCCCGTCCGCAGCACGTTTCTGCTTGCTTCATACAACCATTCATATATTATAAAGACTATTAAATATATAGGCCACTCTTACTTTCATACAAGTCGCGATAATACAATAACGATTCTACAAAATTATCACGTTTTTCTATAAAAACTTGTGGGGAACTATCATCAACTGCTATCAAAATAACTAGTTTTTGTATAGGAATACCTATTCTTTCTTCAAACATAATAGCATACGCTGCTGCCTGCATAAAGTAGTTCTCTATATCTTCCTGGCGTTTTTGACGTTTAGCTGTTTTGAAATCTATAACTGATATTCTGCCATCGTGTTCACCAATGCAATCCACAGTACCGGCTATACGTAGATGGTCAGAATACATTCTAAGCTCTTGAGCATGAATATTATTAATGCGAGCTAACTCAGGTACAATACTATGAAATAACTCAGTATCTAGAGGTGTTTTAAATTTAGGTTCTTCATTATTTAAATAGTCTTCGCACAGTTTGTGAATTCGCGTACCTCTAGAAGATGCTTGTCTACTAATTAGATTAGCTTGCTCTTCACCTACCCGTTGTCTCCACTCGTATATTTGTTTACGGTTGTATTCAGAAAGCACAGTTGTAATAGAAGGGTACTTATAACCTTCAGGGGTAACGTAATAACGGGTACCGTTTTCGTTTACCTGCTTAAGTGTAGGGACAACTTGTTCAAGAGCTACATGCTTAAACTTCATACTTAATGGTGACCGGAAAGAACTTCCATAGCATGTTTAAAATGTTTTTGACGATCAGCTAAACCAATCGTACCTCCATTTATTTTCTTAGTCATTGTTAAGATATCATTAGAGTCTGCGTACTGGTTAAGCTTCATTTTATCCCAAAACCAGCATGCTGAATGTATAGCATAGTAAGGGTCAAACAATATATCCGGATTTTCAACTAGGGTATCATCCCCAAACATAGCACGTGAACATGCTGTATAGTTGCTTCGCCCGGTCAATTGAATAAGACCACGTCCTCTAAATTTCCATCCGTCGCCTGAAGCCTCTGGACCATTACCCATTCTACCACCGTAAGACTTGTTAGCGATAAGTTCTGGTTTACCGGCATACTGTTCTGCAATACCTGGGGGGTAACGTTGTGGCCATAATTTAGTTAGTGTAGCAGCACGATAGTTAAGATTTTCTTCCATCATCGAAAACCCACCGCTTTCATGAGCACATTGTGCTATAAAAGAAGCAACACGCGGCACGGTAACTATTTCATACTTAGGAAATGCCTCTTGCATTTCATTAAACCACCATTCAGGACCTCCAAGAGCACGTGGAACTAACTGACGTACTTGGTCAACGTTAAAGTCAAAATCAAAGGACATTATTCTTCTCCTTATAATCCTTAATCGCGGCTTTAATCGCATCTTCAGCCAAGATTGAGCAATGAATCTTGACAGGAGGGAGCGCTAACTCTTGAGCTATCTGATTATTTTTTATAGTACCTGCTTCTTCAAGAGATTTACCTTTAACCCATTCTGTAACAAGCGAACTACTAGCAATAGCCGAACCACATCCATATGTCTTAAATTTAGCATCCGTAATGATACCATACTCGTCCACCTGTATCTGTAACTTCATTACATCCCCACAGGCCGGAGCTCCTACCATTCCAGTTCCTACATTCTTTTCGTCTTTATTAAGACTACCTACATTTCTAGGATTATCATAATGATCGAGGACTTGTTCAGAATAAGCCATTTTTTTTATATTCGTGTGTAACTTAAAACATTTCCAA